TCGTAAGCATTCCCGTCAACGCTGTGTGCCGCCCACTGGGGCGGCTTTTTCATTTGTGGAGAGCCTCAGATGGCTAACAACACGACGTTCATCGCCGGCACCGCGTACCTGACGGTAGACGGGGTGAACTATCAACTCGAGGGCGAGTTGAAGTACGACGTCGGCATCGTGACGCGCGAGTCGCTGAGCGGTCAGGACACCGTGCATGGTTTCAGCGAAAAGCCAAAGCCGCCGTCGATCTCTGCGTCGATTCGCGATTCTGGCGGCCTGAGTCTCGCCGCGTTCAACGCGATGCGCAGCCAGACGATCGTGCTCGAGCTCGCCAACGGCAAGACCGTGATCGGTCGGAACATGTGGACTGTCGAAGCGCAGGAAGTCGACACCACCGAAGCCAAATTCACCGCGCATTGGGAAGGCCTCCAAGGCGCGGTCACTGAGAATTGATCGATGCAGGATACGAAAACTATCACGCTGCGAAAGCCGATCTCGTACGGTAAGGGCGATTCCGCCAAAATCGTGACGGAGATCCCGCTGCGTGAGGCAACGGCTGGCGAGTACGAAACCGCGGAGAAATCGGGCGGTCAATTCGGTACGTCCATCGCGCTGATCGCGCTCCTGAGCGGCGTGCCGATCGACGTGGTCGACCAGATGTACGGCAGCCAGATCAACGAGGCTGAAGACTTCATCGCCTCGTTCGGTCACGCAGCAGTTGCCAATCCGTCTGCAAGCCCAGAAGAGATCGTGATCGACCTCGTAAAGCCAGTGCAGATCACGAAGGAAGAAAGCCCTCTGAATCTGGCATCTCTCAGCCTTTGCGAGCCGACCAACCAGCAGAACCGGAAGGCGGCGGCTGCCGGCGGACCTTTCGCTGCGGCAGTTGCCCGCATTAGCCTCGTGGGCGGCTATCCGAAGAACGCGGTTCGCGCCCTGTGCGCGCGTGATTTTCTCTCCGCGGTGGGCTACTTCAACGGTTTTCAGGTTCGGCGATCACCGGACTCGGACGACTGATCGCCCAGTGCACCGACATGCCTGAGGGGTGGGAAGACCGCCTCGACGAATTAACCCACTTCATGCGGTGGGGACCGGATGTCGTCGAAGGCATGACTTTTACCGAGTCAGTGCGGCGGCTCGAGCGAGCCAGGCGTATGAGACAGCAGATGGGAGCCTGACATGAATATCGCCGGCGGCGCCGGCGCGGTGCTCGGCACGGCGTCCGGGATCACGAACCTTGCCAGTTCACTCGCTGCGCGCCTCGGCGGTTCGGCTGGATCGTACTTCGATCAGTTGCGGCCGGCGTCGTTTCGCGGCGTGCCTTTTGTCTCGCTCGGCAGTGAAGGTGGATTCGGCCGCCGCAAAGAGCTGCACGAATACCCACAGCGCGACGTACCTTGGGTCGAAGATCTCGGGCGCGGCACGCGGCGAATCCGCCTGTATGGGTTCGTTGTTGGCGACGACGTGATTGCTCAGCGCGATGTGCTGATCGCGGCGTGCGAGACGGCCGGCGATGGCTCGCTCGTACACCCGACGCTCGGGCGACGCACCGTCAGCCTGATGGATTTTCGGTCCATCGAGCGATGGGAGAAAGGTCGCTACTTCGAATTCCAGTTCGAATTCATTGAAGGTGGGCCGCGGACATTCCCGACCAGCGAAACGGCCACGACTCAGGCGGTTTCCAACGCCTTCGGCGGGTTGAACATTGCGGCCGCAGCGGACTTCGCGCGGAAGGCGAGCGCGGCGATCGTGCAGGGCGCGGCGGTGCTCGGCGAGGCAGTCAATACCGCCGTCGGCTGGTACACGTTCGCGAAGAATCTCGTTGGCGACGCGCGGAACCTTTTCAAGCTGCTGACGAATCTGCCTGGCGATTTCGGTCGCTTCACCGGCAGCGCGACCTTACCGACGTTCAGCAAATACCCCAGTTCGTCGACGGCGCAGTCCGGCGCGACGACGGAAAGCCTCATTGAGGCTGCGACGGTGGCGCGCGCCGGCGTGACGGCCGCGTCGTCAACACTTGATGCGGCTGCACGTGCGCTCGACGCATCGACGGTCGGCGACTTCTCGGCGGCAGCGCAAGGCCTGACGGCCTCGGTGCTGGCCGCGACGACGGACCCCGCTGATGGCGTGCGGCTGCTGTCGTCGCTGTCTGGGTTCACGCCGACGGGAACGACGACGGCGTCCGTAATCGGGATGGCGATGGGGCAAATGCAGGCAGCGTGTGGCGACATGTTCCGCCGCGCGGCGATTGCTTCGGTTGCGCTTGCCTCGTCAACGTACCAGCCGACGTCGAGCGATGACGCGGCGAGCGTGCGCGATCAGGTTTCCGCGCTGCTCGACGCTGAGATCGACATTGCAGGCGACCAGGGCGAAGACGATACGTATGAGGCGCTGCGCACGCTGCGCGCTGCGGTCGTCGCAGACCTGAACAAGCGCGGCGCCGGGTTGTCGTCGATCAGGACCTTCGACTTCGCCGCGTCGATGCCAGTGCTGGTGCTGGCAAATCGCATTTACCGCGATGCCACGCGCGCCGATGAACTGACGACCCAGATTGATCCGATTCACCCCGCGTTCTGCCCGAAATCGTTCAAGGCACTCGCGCAATAGGCGCCTGGCCTTGCCGGGTTCCGTTCTCCAGCGATGACCCATGGCAAACAAAATTGCAATCTCGATTACCGCCAAGGACGGCGCGTCTGGCCCGATTGGGAAGGTGCGCTCGAGCATTGAAAGCCTCGGGAATAAGATCCGCAGCAGCAGGATCGACAAGCTGGGCGATTCGATCAGCGTAGGGCTCACTTCGGGCGGCGGCGCAATCTCGGCCGTCACCCGGTTTGTAGGCGGGGCAGGGCTAATCACGGGCGCGGTAGCGGCTCTCGTGGGGAAGATTGCCCAGATCGAATCAGAGTGGGCTTCGTCGGTCCGCTCGATGAGCAACCTCGGTGTTCGAAGCGGTCTCTCCACGCAGAACGCCTACAGCGTGCAATACGCCGGGCGTCTGGCTGGTTTGTCGCCCGAGCAGGCGAACGGCGGCATTGAGCAGGTGCGGCAAGCGTACAGCGACGCGTTGAACAACCGCAATCCGGAAGCACTGAAGCGATTTCAGGCCGCCGGCATTTCGACGAATCCGGCTCGCATGGAATCGATCGAGTCGGTGCTGACGAAACTTGCCTCATACGCAGAGATTCTGCGCTCTCAAGGTAAGTATGGCGGCGCTCAGAACTTCCTTGGCGCGGCCGGCGCGGGCCAACTGGTCGACTTTCTCAACCGTGGCCCGGCGCAGGTATCCGCCGACCTGCTCGCCGCGAAAAGCTACATCCCGACGGACGACGACATTCGACGGGCGAAGGAATACGCCGATGCGTCGGCCAGGCTGGGCATCACATACGACAAGCTGAAGACGACCATCCTCAGTGACATCGAGCCGGCGCTCAATGGGCTCCTGAATGGCATCCAGTTCGGGCTCGATGCCGCGAGCGGGCGTCCGCGCCCGCAAGCCGCGCCCGGCGATGAGCAGAGCACCCAGCAGCGGCTTTGGGACGGCTTTGAGCGCTTCGGTAACCGGTTGCGCGGCCGCGGCAATCAGACGATGTCGCAATATCAGGAGGGTGAACCATCGAGAGATGGTGCGAATTATCGTCAGGGCAATCCGGTGGGCGACGGCGCGCAGCAGGAAAATGCGCGTTCCATGGTCGAGTGGTACCTGAATCACGGGCTTTCGCGTGAACAGGCGATTGGCATGACGGCTAACGCATTTCGTGAGAGCAGCTTTGACGAGCGCGCCGTCGACGACAGCGGGAAATTCGCGGGCCTGTTTCAGTGGGGTCCGGATCGCCAGAAACTCTATGAACAATGGTCGGGACGGCCGCTCGCACTCGCCAGACCTGAAGAGCAGATGGGCTTCTCGTTGTGGGAGCTGCAGCACACTGAAGCGAACGCCGGCAACGCGCTCCTGCAATCGAATGACGCAGCGCAAGCCGCGGAGCGGATCTCCTCGCTGTACGAACGTCCGACGGACAAGGCGGGAGAAGCAGCGATCCGGTCGGACATCGCGCGCGAGCTCGACAGCCAACTCGGCGATGCAACTGGCACTCCCGGGAAGATGCGGATTGAGATCGTCCACAAGAATCCGCCGCCCGGCACGAGCGTGAATGTCGAATCGTCGCCGAACGTGGATACAACACTAACCACTGATAGGCAGCAAGCGCCTTTGGGCGATCAGTATTCGTATTCACCTGGGAACTTCTGATGCCGAGTGCTGACCGCATCGTCGATACCGTTGGCGCGAAGCCGTCCGCAGACGAAGTTCGAGTGCTGCTTACCGATGATGGTCTGATGCTGACGGGGTGGAAGGCTGTACGGATCTCCCGGTCCATCGAAGTCGCGACGTCGTCGTTCGAACTGACGTGCTCCGCCGATGCGAACACGCTGAAGCTGGTTTCTCGTGAGGGCGCGCCGGTCAAGGTCTCGATCGGCGACGATGTCGTGCTGTCGGGATTCATCGAGACGATTGAGCAGACGCTGGCGCCGAAGGCTCATGTGATTACGCTCACGGGCCGCGGTCGGCTTGCTGACATGGTGGATTGCTCGTGCCGTATCGACAAGGTGAACGCGAATACGACTTTGTCTGCGCTGTGCACAGCGATTGCGGAGCCGTATGGAGTGAACATATTCGTTCCTCCGAATGGCACGCAGGCGATTCTCGATCAGCTTCCTGTCTTGCCTCGTCAGTTGATCAGCATCACCGAAACAGCGTGGGAAGTCATAGAGCGCTATGCGCGCTATTGCGGCCTGCTCGTTTTCGAGAGCGAAGAGGGTGAACTGACTATCTCAACCGCCGGGACGGAATTGGGCGCGTCAGGCGTGGCGCTTGGGCAGAACATCGAAGCGATCGTGTGCACTAAAAGCACGCTCGGGACCTTCAGCACGTTCAATGCGGTGCTGAGCGCATACAGCGCCGGCGCTGACGACGAGGGCGTCACGAACCTTCCTGTCGTCACCGTGGTGGCGAAGAACAGCACTGGGCGGTTCCGACCAACGTACTTTGTCTCAGAGCAAAGCGCGACCGACCGTCGATTCGTCGAAAAGCGCGTGAACTGGATGGCGTCGCGGTCCTATGGACGTTCGCGACGCGTGCGCGTGCTGGTCGATAACTGGCGCGATGCAAGTGGCTCGCCGTGGATCCCGAATATTAACTACCCGGTGTCGGCCGATACGGTCGGGATTCCGGAGAACACGATCCTGCTGCTCGCCGAGGTGACGTTCATCCTCGACAAGCTCGGAACGCATGCCGAGTTGGTCTTCGGGCCGCGGCAAGGTTTTCTGCCGGAGCCGATCGCGCTCGACGTGTTGCCGATGGACGAATCGATTCAGACAGGAACCCAGCAATAATGCTCGACCAACTGAACAGGTTAGCGCGCCGGATCTTACTGATGATGGCGCGCGGCTCGGTCACGCTCGTCGACGACACGAAGCCCGTGCAGATGCTGCAACTGCGCGTCAACGGTCTGGAATTGATTCCGGACATTCCGCGTTACGCCGAGTACGGTTTCACCTCAAATCCTCCGAATGGCACCCAGGCGGTGATCGCTTCCAAAAACGGCGATCGCAACGATGGGATCGTGATTGCTACCTCAAACGCGAAGTATCGAATGAAGGGGCTCGCGACCGGTGAGGTGGCGATCTACGACGACAGCGGGCAATCGGTATATCTCTCGGCGGCGGGCATCGTTGTAGATGGCGGCGGCAAACCGGTCGAGATCACGAATACGCCTCAGATCACCGCCGACACACCGCTTCTGAGATGTACTGGCGACATCCTCGACAACTGCAACACGAACACTCGAACAATGGCGGGTATGCGGACCGTTGCGAATTCTCACACGCACCCGGTGCCGAACGTCCAACTCGGCGGTCCAGGCACGACGACGAATGTCCCGAATCAACAGGAGTAGCGCATGTCCGACATCTCGGTAATTTGGGACGTCGACAACAGCCGGGGCGATTGGCAATTCATCGCGCCGGCGCTGGTGACGGGCAACGATCTTCAATCGGCAGTTCTTGTGAGTCTCTTCACGGACCGTCAGGCAAATCCGGATGACGTTATTCCCGACGGTACCGGCGATCCGCGGGGGTGGTGGGGCGACATCGGCGAGGACAAGCCGATCGGTTCGCGGCTCTGGCTGCTGGACAGGTCGAAGCAGACTCAGGAAGTGCTCAACAACGCGCGCGATTACATCGTCGAGGCGCTGCAGTGGCTTGTTGACGATGGCGTCGTCGCGAGCATCGATGTGCAGACGGAATGGACGCGCGACACGTTTCTCGGTGCGCAGATC